TGCATCTTTTGAGGGTGAGATATCTTGGGACTATGAAGCTGATGAGGAGGGCTTACATGGCTTGCACTGGTATGCCTACAGGCTAGACGATTCAGATCGTCCTAACGAGTGGATACCAATACATGTTGCTAAACGATCCGTTGATATTCTAGGTTATCAAGTAGCTGAATTGTATGACCAAGCAAGGGATCATTTACAAGAACTAGCAGGAGATTTGTAACGATGACATATCCAAAACAAGTTGTACTAATCATCAATCACTCAAAGGAAGATCGCCAGATTAAACGAATCACCTTTCAAACATTGGAGGAGCACAGAGAATACATCCAAAATTTGGATACTAATCAACAACTTATAGAGGATGAGGAGGATGAACCACTATCACCCTCTCAGCTATTGCGTAACGTGTTCAGTGACATAGGACAATCATACAAGGATTTCAACTCTAAAAACTAAACCAACAAAGGAACAACAAAGCTATGAATAAAAATGGCTATATCTTATATCAAGGCCCATCAGTATTAGATGGTGTAGAAATTGTAGTAGTCGCTACTGGCTTCAGTACAAAAAGTCAGAACTCTAAAACAGGTAATATGATTCAGACTACTATCCTACTGTCCGAAGTATCCCCTGTTACAGCATCACAATCAGGACTAGATGTATCTATCTGTGGTGATTGTCCTCACAGAGGAGTAATGACTGCTACAGGTTTAAAAGGCAGGACATGTTATGTAAACCTGGGGCAAAGTCCTCGACAGATATATGAGTGTTTTAAGCGTGGTAACTATGCTCCCTTTCCCTATGGTACAGGTCTACTAGAAGGTAAAAAGGTACGCTTTGGTACTTATGGTGATCCTGCTGCTGTACCTATAGAAATCTGGGATAAGGTAAGTGCTGAGTGTTTATCTAATACAGGGTACACACATCAATGGCAGAAGCATCCAGAGTATCTGAAGTATTGCATGGCTTCAGTAGATAGTGAGCAGCAAGCCTTACAAGTGACAGCTCTAGGTAGAAGATACTTCAGAGTAGTGACAGATACTAATGATCCTGTCATTGGTAAAGAAATTACATGCCCTGCTAGTCTAGAAGCAGGTAAGAAACTTAACTGTGCTACCTGTATGGCATGTTCAGGAGGTGTGAATCGTAAGTCAAGCATTCGCATCAACATACATGGGGCATCTGCCTCTACTAATAACATTAACAATCTAATAGCTAGAGTAGCTTAAGGGAAACACTATGAAAAACTTTCACTTAGATAAATTCAAATGGTACAAGGGCGAGAAAGACTTAGCACCATGTCCTCACAATCCCAACACTCAATTGCACGTCATGTACAGAGCATTGTACGAGTGTAGTAAGTCTCATAGTGGGACAGTAAAAGACGTAGTGTTTATGCTGGCTTGCATCGAAGCCAGTGGTGAAATGCCTGAAGGCATACGCCCTATCAAGCTTAATAAACATGGTAGTAGTCACGCTGACATTACCAAGCGTTTACGTGACCTTCTCTATCGTGGCTATGTGCGCCAGGTAAATCCCGTTAACTGGAATGACAATCAGTTTGTTAATTCCTATCCTAAAAAACCTCACAAATATTTTCACCATCAACTGTTAGAAAAAGTTGTGTGGAGGATCGCTACGCGAGAGGAGTACAAGGAAGTTAATGCCATCTATGAGGCACAACGATGGCAACAACAAAATAAATCAAAAAAAGTTAGTAATGTAACTAAAAACACAAAAGCTTTTACTGATCATGTAGCAGATATTTTTCCTTTGGATCAGGGGAAACCTCAATTATCTCAACAAAACTATGTGCCAGAATCAAAAGCTGCTTTGAAAGCCCAGGCTATCGCAGAAGTAAAAGCAGAGATGAAAGAATCTCAAATTAGAATATTGAAACATGCGTTAAGTTTTGGAGCAGGTGCTGCGATAACTTTCATACTAACACTATTAGGGAGAATGCTATGACAAAAATAATAAAAGGAGACTTTCCTTTTGATGAAATCAGAAAAGAATCTGGAGATTTCTTTAGTAATATCAAGGAGATGGAAGACTTAGGATTCACTGAGAATCAGATGTGGTCAGTTGTATGTACTGACTTCTATGATGGCTCTATCTACAGTTATGGGCCAAGAGATCACTGGATAAACCTACTAGGATATGTAGCCACTAAGGAAGAGCATGATGGTGCTACTTATTACGAGGAGTTCATTGAGTTAGACGATGAAGACATAGACCCACCTGATTGGTCTGAAGGGGCTGTCGATCCTGACAGTAAATATTCTGATTATAGGGAGTAACTAATATGGATAAAAAATTCCAGCAAGTAACAATTATCATTGCATCTGATGATCTTGGAGGAAAATTATCACCACTAGATATCTTATGCGATTTGATAGTGGATACAACTGATGTAGATCTTATATCAATAACAGATACAAAGGATATGCAGCTAGTTGTAAAGGAGGATTAACTATGGATAGACCACGTAAGATCGTCTGTGTGATGCAAACATCTGAGGGTATACCATTCCTTGTGCCACTGACAATCAGTGTCCAGGGTAATCTGGTGGAGTCTCAGACGAATTACACTGCTTATCGTCAAGATGTGGAAGATTCTTTGACTATCTATGGTATGAAAAACAACAAGATGTTTCATAACATAGAACCAATTATTACTCTACTAGCTGAGGGTAGCCTAGAACAAATTACCTATCACAAAGTAGACCTAATCGAGTATCCTTAACTTCGTTAGCCTTGTGAAACCAAGGTGAGTAGGGACATCTTCAAACATAATGCATATAAGTAAGGCTAACTAGGGCATTAGCCCCTGTTTCATAGCTTATAATTATGTTAATCCCTACATTATGTCTCCATAATCTACAGAATTCTTCCACTTTTAGTGATAAAGGTGAAGATAATATGGAAACTAGCTTACACCTGTACTTTACTAGACTTCAATGTGTACAATAGTTTACATATTTTAAATGTGCAGTAATTTTTATTTTTACTGTTTTAATTAAACAAAAGAAAAACAAAGGAAAACAAATGAACAATAATATACATGTTTTAAACTCACCTAGAATAAACGCCAGAAACCATATAGAGAGTTTAGGTAGTCTACCTGATACTGTTCCTGTCTATGGTGAAGCACCTGTCTTGTACGAAACTGGTTTTCTACTAGAGTGTTCAAATACCAAAAGAGTTATCTACAACCAACAAAATAATAAATTAATTAATGTTGTTGGTAGTAAATACAAACTAGAATATCAACCTACAGAATGTATCAACATTGTTGAGGAGATGTTGGTTAATTCTGGTCTTGATCTCACTGGTATTACTAGACGTTATTCTGAATCACATGATGGTGGACGTTACTTAACTTCTTATGATCTTCCTGCTCATGCTTTTGACATGGGTAATGGTGAAGAGAATATCCCTCAAATCTTACATAGGAATAGTTATGATGGTTCCTGGCCTTTTACCATTGAGGCAGGGGTAATCAGAATGGCTTGCACTAATGGTCAAGTATTGCTAGATCGTTGGGCTACCTATACAGCCAAGCATACTATGAGTTTAAATCCTGTGCATGGTGCAACTAAGATCGCTAAGTGCATCTCTACATTAGATCGAGAGAAAGAGAGATGGGCAGCCTGGAAGCAGCAGTCCATAAGTGACATGGAAGCGTTCAAGATATTCGCTAAGGCTGCTAAGTTTAAAGTAGATCCTTCCATGAGTTTACAAGAGATATTTAGCTCTAAGACTTGGCTAAATGGTAGAACTAAAGATATTAAATTCTTGTGGAATCAATACATCAACAAAGAAGTCCCTGCGTTGGGAGCTAACGAGTGGGCTGTTTACAATGCTATGACTCATTGGAGCACCCATGCTGAAGGGAACACTAAGAGTAGCATTAAAAATATTGCCTCTACTCGCATTGACAGGCGAGAGAGTATCAGGAAAGCCTGTAAGCTCCTGAAAGCTGCTTAATCTGAGGTAATAATCATGTCTTATATTAAAGAGCGTCAGCTCATTGAAGATACTTTTGTCCTCGCATTTTCTACAGGTCTACAAACTGAAGTACCAGATGATGAGGTTATGGAGTCTTTTGTAGATTTTGTAGTAGCAAGACAGAAGTATCAGCAAAGTGTGGATACCAAATTCAAATTTAATGAAAGGTTTATTTACTCTTGCCTTCCTTTATTTATCAATCGATTACAGAAGGAGGCCAAGAGTGGTAAAGCTTACTAAACGAGATTGGGATAGGTTCACGGCTGTGTATGGGGAAGACATGTACAAAGATAAATTGAGATGTAGCGTCATTCCTAGTGAGGATAATGCTGCTTATGTCGAGGTTATCTTTGGGCAAGGAATCAATCATACAGGCTATGATTTAGTAGAACAATTTCAAACACTAAGTAATCAACAAGGAGAACTAGATGTATAACTTAACGAATGTCATTGAGGGTGAAAGCTGGTATGCAAAAGTTTTTGATGCTGTCCCTGATTACAATGAAGCTCAAGCTCCAGGCACAGGACGCTATCAGTGGGAAATCAATGTTGCTGTAGAGCAAGAGGTCTACGATGCCTTCAAGGAAGCTGGATTTAATGCTGGTATGCGTCTGAATACAGGGGGCCATGTTAAAAATGATTATTCTCAGGGTAAGCCTGTAATCACATTCATGCGTTATGCACTATTAAAGGATGGTAGCAATAACTCAGCACCTATTGTTGTTGATAGTGAGCAGCAGCCCTTTACTGATCGCATTGAGAATCGCAGTAAGATAAAGGTGCAATGGTCTGAAGCTACCTATGGCAAAACCACAAAGTACAAAAGACCTATTCTAGAAGTCGTCAAGATTGTTGAACTGGCGAAAAGCTCAGACAGCAATGAGATTACTATCGATGAAGCTTTATTTTAGAAGAATAGGAGAGTACCTGTGAACACATATGAACTAAACAATAAACAATATGATGTAGCCAAGCTGCCACCTGAAGCACAGTCATTGTTTCATCTTTTAGTCTCGACTAAGGGTGAAGCAGAGATACATAAGAAACAACTAACTATACTCACTGAGGCTTACAATGGCTTTGCTACAAAGCTCAATGAGTATGTTAGTGAGGAGGCTCTTGTACAACCAGATCAACAATGAACAACTAAGGAAAACTAATATGAGTGAGAATAATTATAAACTAACACATCAACCCTGTATTGATCCTGATTGTGGTAGTAGTGATGCTCTAAGCGTGTTCAAAAATGGCAGTGCTAAGTGTTTTTCCTGCGATAAGATATGGAGTCCTGCTGAATATCAAAGAGCTACTCAAGATCAAGACTATGTACCTATTGGTAAGAGTAGCCCCTCCACTGCCCCTGTAAGTGTAAGGGCATCAGGAGGAGAGCTTCGAGCAATTGAGTCCAGGTGTTTAAGTCTTGCGACTGTTAAGAAGTATAACGTCAGAGTAGTTGTAGATGAGAATGGTAATGATATTAAACATCACTACCCTTACTACAGTGGTGATACTGAAGTTATAAAAATCAGAGATGTTATAGCAAAAAGGAATAATGAATCTGGTGCTTTTCGCTGGACTGATGGTGCAAGTAAAGTAGATTTCTTTGGTAAGCAGCTCTTTGAAAGCAAGCAAAAGTTTGTAACGCTGTTTGAAGGTGAGATTGATACCATGTCTGGTTATCAAATGCTCAACAATGCAAACACTAATTTTGCTGCCATAGGAGTGAAGTCTTCTTCAGAAGCTGAACGTGCTGTAAGAAACAATTTAGAGTACCTATATTCTTTTGACAATGTAGTGTTGTGCTTTGACATGGATGAGTCAGGTAGAAAAGCTACAGAGAAAGTAGCTCGACTCCTCAAGACAGGCAAGACCAAGATCGTTACCTTACCTGCTGAATACAATGACGTTAATGAAATGCTCATGGCAGGTAAACAACAGGAGTTTAAGGATGCTTGGTTTGGTGCAAAAACCTATACACCTAGTGGACTAGTCTCTGTTAGTGATCAAAAAGATCGTTACTTAGATAGACCTAAAAAGCTCTCCATTCCTTTCCCTTGGCAGGGTATGAATAGAAAACTAGAAGGACTTAGACAAGGCGAGATTACTGTAATCACTGCTGGTACAGGGTTAGGTAAGAGTGCAGTGTGTCGAGAGCTACAACATTGGCTACTAAAAACCACTGACGATAACATTGGTGTTGTGATGCTTGAAGAAAGTTACGAGCGCACTATCGATGGCTTGATGTCTATTGAGGCCAATGAAAAGCTATCTCAAGATAGTGTGAGGGAGATTTACAGTAAAGAGCGACTATCTGAATGGCATGATGCTTTGTTTGAAGGAACTAATAAAAACAGAGTATGGGTTTATGAACACTTTGGTGAGAATAATCTCAATGCTATTGCAGATAGAGTTAAGTTCATGTCAGCAGGGTCAGGATGTAAATGGATATTTATTGATCACATCCACATGATCAGTGCATCAGGTGGTGAGAATGAAACTGTAGAGATCAATAAGATCATGCATAAGTTTCGTGACCTATGTGAAGAGCTTAACATCGCTATCATTACTGTGTCGCATCTTAGAAGACTTGATGGTAACAAGGGTCATGAGAATGGAGCTGAGGTTGCTTTGAATCATATGCGAGGCTCTCATGTGATTGCTCAGATTGCTGACTCTGTTATTGCATTAGAAAGAAATCAACAAGCTGAAAATGAGATAGATGCCAGGACTACCAGGCTAAAGGTACTCAAGAATCGTTACACTGGTGAAACAGGTGTGGCAGGGCATATTATCTATGAACCTGTAACAGGTCGTCTGAATGAACTAGACAATGGTGATATTGAGTTAGCAGGTGAGGAGTCTTTACTATGACTAGGTTTGTCTTTGATGTTGAGACTGATGGTGTTAAATACACTAGAATCTGGTGTATTGTAGTGCAGAACGCAGATACTGAAGAGCTGTTTAGCTTTGGCCCTAATGAGCTGCCTGATGCTATCACCTTATTAAACACTGCTGATACTTTGATAGGTCATAACATCCTTACTTTTGATATCCCCTGTGTCAGAAAGATAATGAATGAACCTGACTTTGCAAAAGGCAAAGAGATATTAGATACCTTAGTTCTTTCTCGTCTGTTTAATCCTGATCGCAAGACAGGTCATAAGCTAGGTGATTGGGGAAGAGTCTTACATTTTCCTAAGATAGATTTTAATGACTATTATCGTTATTCAGCACAGATGATGAAATATTGTATTCAAGATGTGAAGTTGAATACTAAGGTCTTCCATGAGCTACGCCTTGAATCTAGAGGCTACAGTAAAAGATGTATTGATCTTGAACATAATGTTGCTGAGATACTAGGTGCTCAAGAAAGACAGGGTTTCTTACTGGACTTTGAGAAAGCTTCCAAGATCCAGGCTGAGTTACAGCGTGACATGATTGCCACTGAGAAGAGTATTAAGGAAACCTTCAAGCCTAAGATCATCACCACAAAACTGTATCCTAAGTTTAAGAAGGATGGCAGCATTGCTAGGAATGCAGTTACAGAGCATGGCGAAGGCACTAGGCTGACTACAGATGAACTAGTAGAGATGAAGCAAACTACTTCAGATTACATTACTAGAACTAAAGTAAAAGAAGTTTTAGTTTCATCCAGGGTACAGCTCATTGAATACTTACAGGAGTTTGGCTGGAAGCCTACTAAGTTTACTGATAAAGGTAGGCCCATGCTTAATGAGAAGGTGTTAGAGACTGTTACTGACATCCCAGAGGCCAAGCTGATCCAACATTACTTTCTCCTAGAGAAACGCATAGGACAGCTTAACTCTTGGATAGAAGAGGCTGACTGCTCTAGCTTCAGGGTACACAGCCATGTCATACATAATGGGACTGTTACAGGACGCATGACTCACAGGAAACCTAATATGGCACAGGTTCCTAGTGTTCATAGTCCTTATGGCAGAGCTTTCAGAGCTTGTTGGCGTGTACCTGACAACTGTAAATTAGTAGGCATTGATGCTTCAGGACTTGAGTTACGCATGTTAGCTCACTACATGGGTGATAAGGACTACACAAATGAAATCATATCAGGAGACATACACACAGCTAACCAACACCTTGCAGGACTTAAATCTAGAGATCAGGCAAAAACATTCATCTATGCACTCTTATACGGGGCAGGAGATGAAAAGCTTGGAAGCGTGGCTGGAGGAAACAAAGACACTGGTGCTCGACTTAGAAAATCTTTCTTCGATAATCTCCCTGCATTTGCGAAGCTTAGAAATCGAGTATCAAGAGCAGTTCAAACAAACAACTACTTGAAAGGACTCGATGGCAGAAAGCTTAATGTGCGTAGCGAACACTCTGCTTTAAATACCTTGTTGCAGAGTGCAGGTGCTATTGTAATGAAAGAGGCACTAGTGATTCTCAATCATAAATTAGAACCTTATGACACGCACTTTGTTGCTAATGTCCATGATGAATGGCAGATAGAAACTGAGGCCAGCATTGCTAATCAAGTAGGTAAGATGGGAGTCCAGGCTATTGCAGAAGCAGGGCAGTCCTTAGAACTACGCTGTCCACTTACTGGCGAATACAACGTAGGTAATAACTGGAGTGAGACTCACTAATATGGATAGTCTAATTATAAAAGATATCTATTCTAAACTAGATAAATTAAATGATGGTGATATTGATTTATCAGAGGAGACTATAGAGAAAACAGGAGAGGCTATTAAAGAAGTAATTAAACAGTGGTCTAGTCCTCAACCTTCTACTAAGTTTACTGTCAGAATGTCTAACATTGGTAAACCTTTACGTCAGCTTTGGTTTGACAGTAAAGAAAGTGGGACAGCTTCTAGAATCCCTCCTCAAACATTCATTAAGTTTTTATATGGTCATCTGTTAGAAGAGATAGTATTAATGTTTGTTAGGATGACTGATCGTAAAGTCAGTGATGAACAGAAAGAAGTTAGTCTAGATGGTGTTAAAGGCCATATTGATTGTAAGATTGATGGTGAAGTAGTTGATATTAAGACTGCTTCTAACTTTGGATTTAAAAAGTTTGCTGACAATTCATTACATGAAAAAGATTCTTTTGGTTATCTAATGCAGCTTGCTGCCTATGAAACTGCTGAAGACTCTTCCAAAGGGGGATTCATTGCTATCAATAAAGAAACAGGAGAACTAACTTCTTATGAGCCAGGAGAGTTAGTTAAACCTAATGCAAGATATAAGATCGAGCAGATTAAACAAGTATTGCAGCAAGATAATCCCCCTGACATATGCTATCCACCAGTGCCTGAAGGCAAATCAGGTAACATGAAACTAGATACTAACTGTGTATACTGTCCACATAAGTACACTTGTTGGCAAGATAGTAATGGAGGTGTAGGACTGAGAGTATTTAAATATGCTAATGGTCTGAAATATTTAACCAGGGTTGCTGTGTTACCTAAAGTAGATGAGGTTGCTTAATGAATGCAAAAAATATGAAAAAGATAAATGCTAAAGTAGAAACTTTCTGTATGGCTCTACTGAAAGAGCAGTTATCAGATGAAGAAGCAGCTAAAGTTACTAAAAATTCTGTTGTAAAAGCAGAGTATGCTACTAATAAATCCTATCATTACGCGATTGCAATGTCCTCTAAGGGCATGAAATCTATTTTAAAAAGAATGCTAAAAACTAAACCTCTTGATGCCATTACACTACAAGATGTAAAAGAATACTGTGCTCAAACAGGTAGGGGCTAAGTGAGAAAAAAAAGAAATAAACGTCCTGCTGATCTTAGAAGATCTAAAGGAGGTTATGACTCTACATTTGAAAGAGTATTACATCAGACAGTGTTACAAGATTGGCAGCATCATGGTGATCCTGTTGATTACGTTATTGAACACAAATATGAACCAGATTTTGTTAAGTGGTTTGGTAAGAAAAAAATTATCATTGAAGCAAAAGGAAGATTCTGGGATCACTCTGAATATATTAAATATGTTTGGATAAGAAAAACTTTACCTCCTAATACTGAATTAGTTTTTGTATTTGCTGATCCCACACTTCCTATGCCTTTTGCTCAAAAAAGAAAGGATGGCTCTAAAAGAAGTCATGCTGAGTGGGCAGATAAGAATAATTTTAAGTGGTATACATCTGATACTTTACCTGAGAACTGGAGAGCATATGAGCAACTTGAAGAAGCGATTGAATGATGTACCCCCTTCTGCATGGGATGAGGCTTATAGCATTACTATTATGAATGATAAACAAACAGAAGATCTCGTTAATTATCCTTTGCACTATAACAAAGGAAACATTGCTTGTATTGAAGCGATGGAAGCTATGCTTACAAAAGAGGAGTGGATAGGTTATCTACGTGGCAATATCTTTAAATACAACTGGCGCTTTAGAGATAAGAATGGTGTAGAAGATCTGCAAAAAGCTAACTGGTATCAAGATAAACTCATAGAAACTTTACATAAAGAGAATGAACATGGGTAGAAAAAATATATCCCAGGAATACATTTATCTGTCTGAAGTGTTACGCGTGGTAGATGGTGACACAGTAGATGTGTTACTTGATTTATCCTTTGGGGTATTTAGGAAAGTAAGAGTTAGAGCTAATGGTATTGATACTCCTGAATCTAGAACACGTAACAAAATGGAAAAGAAACTAGGGTTAGCTGCCAAAGCAAGAATGAAAAAACTATGTGGTAAAAAAGTTTATGTTGAATCTCTTAACAAAGGAAAGCTAGATAAGTATGGCAGACTTCTTGCTAATTTATACACAGAAGAAGAAAACGATAACATATGTCAAATCCTAATCAGAGAAGGTCATGCTGTTAAATATGATGGCACTAAGAAAACCCATGTGTGGGTCTAACATAATCTAATGTAAAGGAGATCAATATGAAAATTTTAAACTGGTTAAAAGAGTTTTTTGCTGTTCCTGCTAAAGAAGTAAAGAACATTGTGGTTGAAGGAGCAGAAGAGGTAGCTACTCAAACTAAAGCTAAAGTAACTAAGATCAAAAGAAAAAGAGCTAGGAATAAAAAAGGCAGGTTTGTTGCTGATGATCCTACGACTGAGAAGAATGAGGCTTACGAGGATAAATAACAATCTTATCTTTCAGTAGTTCACTATTCTTTGTAGTCACACAGGCAGCTTTAACACTATAGGTATGCTCTAAATACTTTTTTAATAAGCCACATTTATTAATTTGATCTGTGCCTTCAAAGTTACTAAATGCATACCAATTAGCTACAGTTATTAAATACAAAGTTGTAGTCATCTTTTAGTCTCGCTAATAAAAAGGCTAACCCAATGTTGCAGCACTAGGTTAGCCTAAAAGGGGATTGGTTAAAATGTCAACCATTTATAATGATACTCTATTTAGGCTGTGGCTTTCCAGTATTTATAAGCAAGTTTTTGGTTTCTCATTGCAGCAGAAAACTGAGAAAAGTTAATGTCTTTTGATCTTTTTGCTCTACAACTTCTGCATTCATAGAATGTACCAGGAGTAAATTGTTCTCTGTCATCACATAAACAGAACTTACATACATACTTTTCTTTTTTCTTTTTCCCTCTCATCACATTACCATTTAGTTCTATGTGCCCAATAACGAGCACTCATCTTGGATGGGTTAGCATCTTGTGCATTGTGCCTAGCATAGTAAGACTTTTTCCTGGCTTTGTCTTTCGCAGTTTTAGGATTCTTACCTGCTCCTCTAACTCCTTGCTGTCCAAAGCGTATCAACTTTAGCTTATGTCCATCCTGGGCTAAGACCATATGTGATTTAGTTTTATGATCAGGAGTTCTTTTAGGTTTGTTTACTCCTTTTAGCCTATACTTTTTCAGCATAGCTTTCTTTCTATCTTCGTGTGACATTATTTTTTCCTATAAGCTCTAGTCTTTCTTGCTATCTTTTTAGGCTGTTTAGAATGTTGCTTACCTTTTTTAGTATCCTCTCGCTTCTTCCTGGTCGTAGCTGCATACTCTTTTGCACTTAATGCCTTGATTGCTTTTTCAGGAAGGTATCTTTCACCTGTTTTAGCAGAGGGTTTACCTGATTTAGTGCGCCACTTTTGTTTAGTCCAATCTTTCAAAGACTTTTGAGATTTTTTAAGAGCCATTATTTCTTTTCCTTCTTAATGCTTCTTTACCTCTTTTTGCTATAGCAGCCTGTTCCTTTTTACCTGCTACCTTAGCTCTCTGTTCTAATACAGTAAGGATCTGTATCTTTCTAGCAAAAGGCTTTTTAATATTCTTAACTTTGCGTACTGTGTCTCTAGCATCCTTTACAGTAGCATATTTAATACTGACTGTATCTTTAGGATTCTCATCAGTGTATAGCCTTCTCCCAGAGCCTTTAGGTTTTTTGCCAGTACCTTTCTTAGGATCAGCCATTATTACTTGTAGCCTCCACCTCTATCTTTGTATTGCTTGGCTAACATCTGAGCTTTTCTAGCACTCCACTGTCCAGGCTTACCACCTTTTGAACCTGCTTTAATCTTATTAAATAGGTTCTTACGCATGGTGGGTTTGGTATAGTTACCTGCTTCATTAACTCTAGACTTACTCTTTTTCTTCTTTTTTGCTGGCATCAGCATCCTCCTGTTTATCTAGTTTCTGATAATAATCAACAATAGATAACACCTGTCTAATATATCTTTTTAATTCTGCCATATTTACAGATAAATTTTCATACCCTGTAGGACTGATACCATAGTAAACATTAGTAGGCGCTTCTCCCTTTTCTAAGTCAGTAAGGTACTCACTCATAATAGCAGGGGTAAGCACTTTCCATTCTACAGGTTTAGTATTTACTTTATTAGGAAGGGGAGGATGGTACACAGCAGCAGGTTTAGTAATAGTAACCACCTCTACTGGTTTTACTTCAGGGACGTAGGGATCATTCCCTAGTAAAGTACAACCATTACATGTTGCTAGAAGCAGGATTAGTAATATTCTCAAGTTCATTTAGAACCTCTTTTGTACCACGATTAATAATGTTCTCAATTAATTTAGGCTTTCTTAAACTAAGTACATTCATATTGTGTTTATCGAACTTACTTTTTAAATTATCTACTTCTTCTCTAGCCTCTGCATTAGCAACTTCTAAAGCAATAATCCTTTTAAATGCTTCTTCTTTATCCTGTTCAGCCTGTAAAACCTGGTTATTAAGATCAGCAATACTGTTTTCTAGCAATGCTTGATTGTCTGCAGACTGTCGTAACTGTACAGCTATCGCTTCTTTCTGAGCTTCTGCTTTATCATAATATAATTTAAAAGCCCCTGATACTGCAGTTAATCCTACTAGTAATACTGCACTGACCTGCCACATATAACTACTCCTAGTCGTAGAAGACCTCGTTTTCAGATACTCTCTTAGGGATACAATATGCGGTAATATTTTGCTGAGGGTAGCTAGGTCTGTCATACGCACTTGTTTTACCCATTTCTATCGCTCTACTGAATATATTACAGCGATATATGCTCTTAAATAGCATCTTATTATCTGATACTACATTGTCATCTACAATAACCACTAATACAAAAGCAAGCACTAACACTGTTGCCTGCCACACTCGCGTATATTCTTTAATATTCTACGTTTCTTTTGTAGTTCTTGTTTGGCTTCTTGAATCTTATATTGTTCATACATCCACTTAGAGCCATATCCAGTAACACCCAGGGTTATTGTAAATACTACTATAAGGACAACGATGCTGATCTGGCGTATCTTCTTCCTTCTTTTTTGTCGTTTGATATGTACTGTCTTTAAATATTGCTGATGCTCCTTTTCACTCTGCGCCCTTATCCTCTGGGCATCTTGCCATATGTCAATGCATCCACTCATCAGGCAGATGTCTTTAATTTGTGTTTCTGTATTTTTGATTTTTCTGCGTTGGATACTAAGATCCATCGCTTCTTTAGGAGTCAGAGGACGTTTTAATTTAGTCTTCTTTTCCCACTTGTCTAACTTTGCAGAGGTTTCACTAAACTTACCTAGAAGCCTAGCAGCATCCTGGGCATTGGCCTTGGTCTCTTTATAAGTAGCTACTGCACTGTTGATAGCACTAAGAGCACTACCTATTGCTGCAAGTTCAGCAAACAACTATCTAACTAGCTAGAGCCTCTAGTCTTTTACAAAGACGTTCAGCCCTATCTCCCACTTGTGTATGCCACCGACTATCTCTAGCTTCAGCACCTGCTAAAGCCCAATCATAGTCTTTGAGAGCAGCTATGTGTTTACGAAACTTACTATATCTAGGTCTTCCTAGATTAAACATCATATTGACACAAACTTCTTGGACTTCATCAGGAAAGCCATACCAAGTGTACTTACCAAACATTACTTCACATTCACTGATAGCAGTGTCTAGATCTTTTTGGAAGACTTCCCATACTCTATCTTGATTAACAGGAGTGCCTACAGGCTTACCATACTCAGGGTCATCTTCTAATATCTTATGCCCTATACCAAACGTAAGGACATTTTCAGAACACATATAGCATTCATAGATGATGCCTTCATCAATCTTTAGCTGTTCAAAAACATTACGTTTGTTCATAGCATAGTTCTTTTAGTAAAACCTAGTCTTTGCATAGGATCAGTAACTATCCTTCCTCCTCCTACAAGTCCTAATCTTTTAAGAGGATCTTCTTCATCAATAAAAGGAATACCTGCTTGCACATCATAAGGAAGCCCTGTTATTTTATCGACGCGCTCATCAGGTTCTAAAGGAGCATTAGGAACTAAGTTAGGATAGGTAACTCTGCCTCCTATTTCATAACTTATCCTAGAACTTCTTCTTTGTGGCCTATTGACTTCATCTTTTAATAAATCTTCACCTGTAAATTTTTTGTAATATTGTAATGCTTGAGAAACTAAAGGAACTTCATCTAATATTTCTTTAAGTGCTCCTTCTTTATCATTTGCTTTAAGATCGTCAACTGAGTCACGAAGTGCTCTACCAAATGCATTAATAAGAGCAATGCTAGGAGAAAGCCCTTCAACTACTGCAGTATCTCCACGCCCTCCTAAATTATATTTAATTGTGTCAGCAATTTTATCTATGAATACATTACTAAATACACCTGATATTCTTACTCCATCTGCCATTAAATTAATATAGTCTTCTTTTTCTTCAGCTTCAGGACGTTCACCAGGGCTAACTAAAGTTTTTAATTCTTTAATCCCCATGTAAAAAGGAATAGCTGCCGCCATATTTAAAGCTAACTTAGCATCTCCATCTTCAATTCTAGTAACCATACTATTTACTTGAGAAGATTTAGCCATAGCCCAAGACATAAACTGACCTATTGCTCTCATATAAGGATTTTTATTTTGAGAAAACACTAATCTATTCCCTATTAAAGGAATAATTGCATCCCTATCAGCAGCTTTTCTACCTGCTATATCTAAAAATACTTGAGTTTTTTTATCTTTAAATGCATCAAGAGCAGTGTCATGTTTTAATATTTCTTTTAAATCTGCACTATCAGCAGCATTTAAACCAAACTGTTCTAATTCTTTTAACTCAGTGCTATTTAAATTAGTACGATCACCTTTAGATTTTTTAGCTAATGTGTAGGCTCTACTTACACCTACATCATAAGCAAAGTTTCTTGCTACACTGGTTATTTTTTTCAAACCTACAACAGAAAAATATAATTCTTGAATTTTAGCTAAG